CTAAAGAAAAAGGCAAAGCCGGAGAGCGAGAGCTTGCTAAGAAGCTTCGTGAGTACGGATATGACACCAGAAGAGGCCAGCAGTTTTGTGGGGCGAATGGTGATGCGGATGTGATTGGCCTTCCAGGTGTACATATCGAAGTAAAGNGAACNGAAAGACTAAGTTTGTATGATGCTATGGCACAAGCCATAAGTGACAGCAAGGGAGATTTGCCAGCTGTGTTTCATAGAAAAAATAATAGTGACTGGCTGGTGGTAATGAGGCTAGAGGATTGGATAGAAATTTATAGAGAGTGGAGGCCGAGCGATGTCAGAGATGGAATTTGAAAAAAGATTATACAATACCCTTGCCTTGGCAGTAGTTGAACAGGCCGTTGACGATTGGCGAAGCTTGTGTAAAATGGACGAGGCAGAACGAGAAGAAAATCGAGCAAAGTTTAACTTTGAAGAACTAACATACTTTTTTAAAAACGGTTGTAGCGATTATCTTAAAGAAACAGGCGTGTCGGCAGCAAAAATATATCGCATACTGGCTTTAGAAAGAAGAGGGGCAGAAAAAATAAATAAGGAGGTGGTTTAATGGGGCGTTTTTCGCTTAATCCGAAAATTAAGGGTTACATAGAATGGCAGTTAGAACACTATCACGAAGACAAGAAACAGCTAGAGGAGTATAAAAAAGACCTCATACCTTCGACAACCACTAATTATTCCTTAACAGCAGGGTGCAGCGGTGGAACGACAAGCAATCCAACAGAAAAGACGGTCATTAAACTTGTGACTAATCCATACATACTTTCAATGGAACGCAACATTAAAGCCGTTGAGGTGGCATTAAATAAGTGTGACGAAACGGACAAGCGATTAATAGACTTGGTTTACTGGCGAAGAACATATACAGTAGTGGGTGCGGCAAACAAAACTTATCTAAGCAAAAGCGGAGCATATAACAGGTTAAACAGAGTTTTAAATAATATTGCCCTAGAAATGGGGATTGTGAATATGTAGCCCGGTGGAATAAAAGTGGAAAAATAGCCCTATAAACCATGTTATAATACTACCATAGAGTTTTATCTAAAGGCAGCCCTTCCGGCTGTCTTTTTGTATACAAAAAAGGCGGTGATAGGTTGGATTGGAAACAAGAGGCCGAGCGGCTTAAATTTGTAGAGAATAAGACTTGGCGAGAAATATTTAATCAGCTGGCCGATAGTGTTCCTAATTCATCCTATGAGCAGGCCAGAAATAAAATCAGGGATTATATTCGAGGTTGTGAACAATACAAGCAGCAAAAAGAGAAGGTTGCTCAGGTTAATAAAGCTATTGGGGTTATTGGGGATCTTCACATTCCCTTTGATCATCCTAATTATTTACAGTTTTTGCAAGATACCTTCGCTCAATACAATGTCGGCCAAATTATAAGCTGTGGTGATCTGATAGACAACCACGCCATAAGCAGACATCAAACAGAAACTTGTGCAAAGAGTGCGTATGATGAGTTAGATGCTAGCATTACCCGGCTTAAAACATATGTTAAAGCTTTTCCAAAGGTTAAAATTTGTCAGGGTAATCACGACAATATCCTCGAAAGACAAGCCGCCACTCTGGGAATTGGCAAGCGTTTTTTAAAGTCTTTTAATGATTTGCTAGAGCTACCTAACGGCTGGCAGATAGAAGAAGAGTTTATTATTGATAATGTGCTTTACAGACATGGCATTAATTGCTCTGGCAAGGATGGGGCTTTAAATGCAGCCATTCAGGAGAGAATTAGCCTTGTTATGGGGCATAGTCATTCGTTTGGTGGGTGTAAGTATTCGGCCAACAAACGGGATATTATTTTTGGTTTAAATGCTGGCTGTGGAATAGATATTGATGCTTATGCTTTCGCTTATGGCAAGCATGCTAAGTACAGGCCGACCTTAGGCTGTGGGATTGTGTTTGATAGGTCGAACGCAATATTCGTGCCTATGGGCGAAAAGTATTTTAGAGATTGAAGTTTGGATATTAGGGAACAGTATATCACGGAGCCGTAAGGGCAAAGGCAGGGGTGGGAGCCGAAGTGATATAACAAAGATTATTTTTTAAAGGAGGTGGCCGTAAATGGCTTCAATAGTTGAGAGCAACAAAGGCAAGCTTTTAGGAGGGACTTCTGGTAAAGGTTTTAAACCCGGCCAAAGTGGAAACCCTGGTGGAAGAAAAAAAGTGCCCGAAGATGTTAAGAAATTGCTAGAGGCTGCTGCCCCGGGAGCAATTAAATATATGATTGAAACGCTTCAAGACGAGGAAGTTAATAAATCTGTTAGGTTGGAATGTGCAAAAACCCTGCTCGATAGAGCATATGGCAAAGCACAACAAGCTGTAGACCTTGACAGTAATTCCATTATAGAAATCAAACTTTCTAACGAACTGACAACCTACGGTAGTTAAGGCTTCATTTAAAGCGATTTTAGGGGTATACAAGACGTTTTAAATCTGTTATAATAGATTTACTCAAGGACAAACCAAAGCATTCTCTACGGGCTTAAAAACAGGCTTAAAATAAGCCTGGTACCGATAACCCAGATTATGTAAAGTTAGTAGTAAAAACAAAAGGGCTGATATATGATTATATCGCCCTTTTTTGCTGCCCTTTTAAGTTTACATAATGTCTTTTTGAGGGCGGTTATACATTAATCTTGCATAAAAAGGGGTAGTTTATGCAGTTTTAGAAGGTGGTTTTATGGTAGAAATAAGCATACAAAAACCAAATCCAAAACAAATTAAATTCTTCATAGCCACAGAGCGTTTTGTTGCTTATGGTGGGGCGAGGGGTGGCGGTAAAAGCTGGTCAGTAAGGCGAAAGGCTCTATTGCTGGGTGTGACTTATTCTGGCATTAAGATGTTGCTTTTGAGGCGTACCTTCCCGGAACTAAGAGAAAACCATATATTACCCCTGTTAAGCGAATTAAAGGGCATAGCGGAATATAAGGAAGTTGAAAAATCCTTTACTTTTGCTAACGGTTCAAGAATTAAACTAGGCTACTGTGACAATGACGGTGATGTGCTGCAATATCAAGGCCAGGAATTTGATATTATATTCATTGATGAGGCAACACAATTTACAGAGTATCAGTTTTCTACACTAACTGCCTGCTTGCGTGGTGTTAATAACTTTCCAAAGAGAATGTATTTGACCTGTAACCCCGGCGGCATTGGTCATGCCTGGGTTAAAAGATTATTTATTGATAAGAAATATAACAGAAACGAAAACCCGGAAGATTATTTGTTTATTCCCGCCAGGGTGTATGATAATAAAGCCCTGTTAGAAACAGATAAAGGTTATGTATCTATGCTGGAAGCTTTACCGGATGGATTAAGGCAAGCCTGGCTGGATGGTAATTGGGATGTGTTTGAAGGTCAATACTTCTCAATGTGGGATAGAAATGTACACGTTATAAAACCCTTTCCACTACCGGAAACCTGGCGGCGATACGTCACAATGGACTATGGCCGGGATATGTTTGCCTGCTATTTTATTACGGTAGATGAACAAGGCAAAGGATACGTTTATAAGGAGATTTACGAAAGTGATCTAATAGTTAGCCAGGCAATAGAACGCCTAAAGAGCATAACCAATGAAAGAATAGATGGTTATTTTGCTCCGGGTGATTTATGGAACAAGCACAGCGATACGGGCAAGAGCACAGCAGATATATTTGCAGAGAACGGAATAGGACTAATCAAGGCAAACAATAACAGGGTGCAGGGCTGGTATGATGTGGCTGAATGGTTAAAGGTTACACAAGATGAACAAGGACAGAATACGGCCAGGTTAAGGATATTTGAGAATTGTTATAACCTGATCAGAACCCTTCCAATGTTACAATATGATGCTAAAAATACTAACGATGTTTCAAGAGAACCACACGAACTGACACATGCTCCTGATGCTATTCGTTATTTCTGTGCTGGTAGGCCTTTATCTGCTACTAAGCCAACTGTCAAGGACTTTGATATTACAGAATATGATGATCAGGTTGATGATTTCCTGTCTTTTGCGAACAACTTTTAAGGGGGTTTAAGAATGATACTAGGTTATATATTATCGTTCCTTGTGGGGGCTGTAGTAGCTGCTGGTGGTATTATAATAGGCTATTTTATACTAACGGCTAAAGAAATGGTAAAGCCTGTTATAAACAATATCACAGAAGATACCGAGGAAAATAAAGCGATAAGCTCTTTACAGGAACAATTAAATAATTTACTAAGGTATGACGGAACAAGTAAAGGTCAAAAAGAGGTGAGCAAGTTTGAATAAAATAAATCCAAGTGATGTTTGGAAGAAATATCAGAACGGGGTTAGTTATAATAATAGCATTTCCTTGTATGATACTGTGGAAACTAACGAGAACTTTTATATTGGCAAACAATGGGAGGGGTTAAATGCTCCTGACCTGGAAAAGCCTGTACTAAACATCTTTTCTAGGGCAATACCTTATTTTAACTCACAAATAATAAGTGACGATATAGGCGTTGACATTAAAACCTATAAAGAAACAGGCCTGCCTTTTGACATTGACAAGATTTTGTCTAGCGAAGTAGAAAAGGTTATTGAGCAAAGCAAGGCCAAAACAAAGAATAGAGATGCTATAAGAAACGCAGCAGTAGATGGTGACTGCTGCTTTTATTTGCGGTTTAATTCTACCCAGGAAACAGGACAATTTGCTAAAGGAAAGATAGAGATAGAAACCGTTGATAACACAAACATTATCTTTGGCAATCCTTTTATAGATGAAGTCCAGGAACAGCCTTATATTATAATTGTCAAGCGTTCTAAGTTATCCAGCGTTAAGGCACAGGCTAAAAAAGATGGGATAACCGACTGGGAGCAAATACAGGCTGATACTGATAATAACTACTACGGGGAAAATAGCGTGGCAGAAAATGACTTGACAACTGTACTGGTCTATCTTTGGAAGGATGAAAACGGGCTAGTCAATTACTGCAAGTGTACGCAAAATATAATGCTCTCTAAGGTAATTAATNCTGGCTATAAGCTGTACCCGGTAGCATATATGAGCTGGATAAAAAATAAAAACTCTTATCATGGTGTAGCTGCCATTACTTCTGGTGTTGTTCAAAACCAGATATATATTAACACCTTGTGGGCTTTGTTTATGATTCACCAAAAGACAATGGCATTTCCTAAGATATTCTATGATTCTAGCAAAATAGACAAGTGGACAAATAAAGTAGGGCAGGCAATTAAAGTACAGGGTTCACCAAACGAGGCAGTAGCTACTGGCTTTAGAGCCCCTGACTTTTCTTCGCAGGCTATGGAGCTGGTTGAAAAGACAATAGCCTATACTAAAGAATTTATGGGCATTACAGATGCCGCTATGGGCAACATAAGGCCGGACAACACTTCGGCCATTATTGCAGTACAAAAGGCAAGTGCAGCCCCCTTAGAATTACAGAAGCTTTCTTTTTACCAGTTTGTCGAGGATTATGTAAGAATTATTCTTGATATAATGAGGGTTAATTATGGGATGCGCGAAACACGCTATGAAGAAAATGGCGAGGATTTAACTGCCATAATTGACTTTTCTGTATTACCCTATGACGCTATGGAGCTGAATGTAGAAGTAGGAGCTGGTTCATATTGGAGTGAAATAACCCAAATTCGAACAGCTGATAATTTATTTGCAAACGGCATTATTAAAGATGCAGCTTTGTACTTGGACAGTATACCAGACAAGTATATCAAGAACAAACAGAAGATTCTTGACAAGCTAAACGAGCAAGCCCAGCAACCGCAATTAATGCCAACACAAACCACGCAGCTTGCCGAGCAAGTAATTATGTAATTTAATATTTTATTTCCGTTAAGGAAAGCACTTCAATTCTTTGAGGTGCTTTTTTTATACACAAAAATAAGCGTGGGACACCAACACGCAAAGAAAGAGGGATTTAAAAATGACAGACTCTATGGACACAAACATAGACGAAACAGCAGGATTTTTAGAAGGTTTTGGAGGGGATGAACCTGCCGAGGTAGCGGAAACCGAGACACCAACGGAATTCACCGAACCGGAAGCAGAAAGTAATCAAGTAGAGGAAGTAAAGGCAGAAGAAACCGAAACGGAAGAAGCTGCCGAA